CCGTTGTAGCTGGTGCCCGACAGTCCTGTGCCGATGGTCAGCGCGTAAGGCGCTGCTGCCGTAATAGTGGTCGAACCGCCCAAGCTGACCGTGTTACCGTTGATGGTAATTGAGCTGTTAGCCAGCAGGGAGTTTGGTACTGTCGCGCCGTTGTTGGACACGATGTTTGTGCCGACAGAGTACACCGCACGCTCGGATGGCTGCGTGATGAACACATACTTTGCACCTGTGCCAAACGACACGATTGCGCCGCTATTTGACGACGACAGAATTGTTGAGCGTGTCAGCGTGTTGGTCGATGTGGTGTATGTGCCAATGCCAACTTCCCACGAAGAGCCGCTAGTTGTGACCGCCGCATAGTAGGTCGTGTCGCTGTTGGCCATCACGGACGAGAAGGTACGGAAACCCGGCACCGATCCCGCCAGAGCAAACGAGCTGGTCCCTGTGGTGTTGGTGGTTTCTCTGACGCGGTCTGCTAGTACAAGTGCCATGATGTTTTACGTAGTTATAGGGGTCCACACCGTAGTGTTGGTGACCAAGCCTTCCCAAAGGCTACCTGTACTGCCGTCAGCAAAACAACCTTCCGCAAATGCTAGGGTTGCAAAAGGGGCAAACTCAAACGCCTCAACTTTGGCATCCTCAATGGATTGCCAGCTAGGAGTCTGGGTTGTGTTGACAGCCGACCAAGTGGTCATTGGACCCCCTTATGAAATGCGAATGATTGCGGATGTGTTCGATGGGTCTGGGAACTGTACCGTGAACGTGGAGCTTGACGTTTTGTCAGAGCCAAAATCCAAAACACATATCGTTGGATTTGTTGTGCCGTTTTCCAAATAGATCAAAGCACCGCGAGCAGTGAAGCTACTGGTCCAAGATACATTGCCGAACGACAGGTACGAAGTTGTACCGGTGCCAGAACCAACTGTTGGAACTTGATTTACCGTGAGCGCTTGCCCACCAGCAGTGTAGCCAGAACCAGACACTTCACCAGTCGCCGTATACGCAGCGGTCGTAGCATCCAGAGTAGCGGCGTTGGTGTACAAGGCGATCTTGAACACCTGACTTGTTCCAGTGTTGAAGTTGAACGTTCCATTGAGGATGCCCACCTTAAACGTGTTGGTTGTCCAGTTACCGGTAAATGCCATTACTGGACTCCGTTATTTGGTGCAAGCGGTGGCATACGATACTGACCGCTGCGGTACGCATCGCTGCGCTCCAGACCATCACCCAGACGCTTGGCCAACGCAAGTGCTTCTTTGTACTTGGTATCGTACAGACCAATGATGTCTTGCTCACCCTTCATGTAGGTGTAAGCTTCCACCAGAGAACCGTACAACAGCACGCTGTCAAAGTTGTCGCCCAGCCACGATGTACCAGATGCCGATGTTGTGATCGACGTTGGGTAATAGTAGTAGTGCAACTCCATGCTGTAGGCAACATCTGGCGTAGGGCCAAGAATCATTGTCAGCTCAGTTTCATCTGTGCTGGCAGGGCCAAACAGCGCATAGAACTTGGGTGTACCAGTAGATGTTGGGTTTGGATACGCTTCACGGATGAAGTTTACATCTTTGTTCAACAAATAGCTGTACGCGCCCGTCACAGGGTCAATGACTGCAATCGAGTACGTGGCCAAGAAATCCAAAGGGCATGACACATACTTGTTTGAAGCTGTTGTAACGCCCGTCACATTCTTGCGCAACGAAGGGAACTGCACTGAGTTGTAAATGCGTTGTTCCGCCTGCGTGATGAAGTTGTTGATCTGTGTCGTTGAAGACACAACAGTTCCATCAGCAAGCGTAGTCGCCGGAAAGGTGTTTTCCGTGTACGTCTCAATCGCAGATACAAGTTCAGCGTAGTTCATATCAGGCCATCGGTCCGCGTGCGGTCACGCCTTTGGTTGCCGCGCCAGTACCGCGCATTTTGATGCCGCTGGTCTTTGGTTCGCGAGTCATGTTGCCAACAGTCACTCGACGTGCTGGCATACCACCGGGGGTGGACTCGTCAGCAGGCATGGTGTTGGGATCAGTTTTGTACAGAACGCCATCATCGATGGGGCCACCAGACATTGTGTGAGGTTCGGCATAGACGCTGGCGGGGCCAACTTCTTTGCCCATCATTTTTTGACTAAACTTGGCCATATTAGCCTCCGCGTTGGTTGTTTGCGCGAGCCATGTTGCGGCCAACGGCACGCATTGCTTTACCGGTGGGGCCACCTTTAGCCAGTTTGGTCATAGGCTTGCCGGGGTGCATGTGCTTCTCATGCTTGCCCACAGCAGACTTGATCATCTTTTTGTCCTGTGCCATGTCGGCTTTGTCCATTTTTGCCATGATCGGCTCCTTAAGTAGTTACTACTGTTACTGTACCAAGACTTACGTTTAAAGCCAAGTTATTTGGCGTTAAATATGCGTCTGACCCGCTTGATCCACCCACAGGATTCCAGCCCCATTGGAAGATTCGGCTACCACCCTCATTGGTTCCTGTGCCGCTTTGCGTTACGCCACCAGTTGCACTGGTCTGCAAACCGCTTGTGCCTGAGATGACATAGCTGCGGTCTGGGCGCGGATTGCGCAAAGCTTGAGGATCGTCAACTGGGAACATGCCCAACTGAAGCTGTGGGTGATCTGGGTCCCAGCACTGAGGACAGACCAGCAAGTCGTATTTCTTTAACTTGATGATTTCTGTCTTCAGCACTTTCAATTTAAACCGGAAGCCGCAGCGATCACATTCAGAGATCGCGTATTTACCGGCGGCAAATCGATTACCCAAAGTTATCTCCCGATGTACATCTGTCTAGGGACTAGACGTAGAGCGGCCTTTTCGTGGTCTTCATATGCCGCCATTTCCCATGCCTCGTCATATTGGGCTTTCAGGATGGGCAAGCGCTCCATGCCTGTGGGAATCTTTCCGGCAATGTAGTACGACAGGCCAGCGGCCATGCACGGGATAAAACGGAACGGGACATCCATGATGTTTACACCGTCACCAGCGTCTTGGGTGCGGCGTAGACGCCAATAAGCCAATGTGTACTGCTGGGCGTTGTCTGGCGTTGGCCAGACGGTTACAGCCGGCACCTGCTGCCAATAAACCGTATCTGCGGAGTTATGGGCGGCGGCAATGGTGTTTTGCTGGCCACGGAAGCAGTTGTTGAGCGTACCGGTGACCGAGCCTGCGGTCTGCGTGATGTAGCCGTAGTTGATGATCTCTGAGCCAATCTTTACAAAACCAGAGGCTGGCAGGCCGGTTACATCGCTAACAGAAATTGTTGTTGCTGTTGATGTGATCGAAGCCGTCAATGTGCTGGCCACAGGACTTGTCTGCGCGTTGTAACGCTGAATCCAAATCTGGATTGGACGAGCCTGCTGGATTTTGTTCGGGATGGTGGCATACGTAGAAACACTAATACGGGTGATGGTTAGATCAGCCTGTGTTGCTGTGTTGTTTGCACCAGTACGGATTACATGCTCCAACAGATCAATTGTGTCGTTGGGCAGTGCGTAGGTGTTTTGGCCTTGGACCAAGTCAATGGTCACTTGCTCAATGGTCCACAGGTTGATGCCACGGTTGGCCCAATCTGCAAACATGATGTTTAAACTGCGTCTGGCTGTGCGCATGTCGTAGCCGGTGCGCAGCTCACCACCGGCGCGTTCAAACGCCTCCTCGACCAACTCAGAGAGGTCGAGGTTAAACGAAACTGCACCGGAGGTGTTAGCCATGATTATTCAGCCAATGGGGCTTCAGCAGCAACAGTTTCTGCCTCTTGAACAGCCTTGACCTTCTTGGGCTTGGCTGCTGGGGCTTCTTCCACAACCACGGGGTTGTAGCTGTCCAACTTGGCAATTAAAGCTTCCAAAGCTGGATCAGACACACCAAACATGGCGGTGTACTGTGTAGCTTTAGCACGCAGAGCATCAGTGATGATTGCGTCTTCTTCAGGGGTCAGTGTGAACTGTGACATAGGGTTTCCTTATTTTTTTGCGGTTTTCGCAGAGTTTATGAACGCTTGAGCAGTTGGCGCACCTTTGCTACCAACTCGGCGCATTTTCTCACCAGAACCTTGGGCAATTCTTTTACGCTTTGCATTGATATTTGCATAGAGTCCTACCTTTCCGCCTTCGGCGTATTGTGTGAAGTCGGTGTCATCCCGACGGGCAGTCTTCTTGCCTTTGGGCATCTTAGAGGGGGAGATGGCTCCCATGCCACGACTCGCCATCATTAGCACATCATCCCGCGTGTTTTGCCACGTTGAGCAATGCCATCTGCACGGGCGGAAGCTGTACCGCCTGCGGCTTTCTTGATGGGTTTAACAATGATGCCGCTACCGGGCTGCTCAGGAACACCGGGGTCGGTTTTCTTGATTTTCTTGCCAGCGGAAGCGCCATCAACGTCTTGTGGCACCTTCATGTCTGGTGTCCAAATTTTATCGTCTGCCATATATCACCTCATCATTCCGCGAGTTTTACCACGCATAGCAATACCATCGCCACGGCTGGATGCTGACACCTTTGTCATGCCGCCAGAGGCCATCTTCTTGACCTTGCCGCCACGCTTCATGCCGCCGTCAAACGAAGCCTGACGAATGCGCTCTTGTGCTGCTGCAGCTTCATCGGCGTTTAAACCCTCTTCCGAGCGACGCAAAGCTGCTCGTTGGTTGTAAGCCTTTTGTGCGCGGCCCATGTAAGGCAATTCGGCTGCAACTTTGCCAACGCCACCACCGATTGGGGTGAGTGCGCCAAGCGTGTTGCTGACGTTACGCCCCAGCTCTGTGCTGGTAATGGCATTTGGGCCACGATCT